TTTTATTATAGACATGGTCATCCCCATAGACTATTGCTGCGAATAAATAAAGAGCAGCTTCCTCAAGTTTATCAAAGTCTTTAGGGTCTGCAGTCATCATCTGGAACGTTACAAATAGCATCAAGTAGAGAGTTACAATCCACGAGTCCATATGACTCGTGTTAAAAATTCCACTTGGCACACCTCCAGTGACCGCTGCCCACGTCGGCCCAAATAAGTGAGTAAATCTAATACTGATTTGGCGTATCAGCATCTTTATTATTCTTTTCCGAACATCATAATCGGGTCCATTGGGATCATCATATATCAATCCATAGCTATAGAATAAATTAATTAGCCACTCATTAGTGGATTGATCCATATTCTTTATGTCACCCTCGACTAGAATTTTTTTCCATTCATTAAGACTCGTCACCTTTAAGCACCGTGCTAGACGATCCATTCCCCCATGGGGATGTTTATGTTCAACCTGAATGAATTTTCCGTGCTCCAACTTCATCCGATCAACAGAGACCAACCTCTCCGCGAGTATAAAATTTGACGAAGGGATGAGGTATAGACGAAGTTTCATCATCCGATTATGCCACTCTTCAGGAGTATAATATTCTAAGGAGTAGAAGTTCTCATCTTTTTCAACGACCTTCCACATCACCATTGGGTCTGGAGCATCCGGATCTAACATCCAATTGATAGTAAAATTTATGTCATTCTCGAGCATCTCCAATTTTTTTGCTGACGCATCAACAATCAAGACACTCCGGACTCCTCTCTCTATTATTTCCCTTCTTTCACGATGTCCAGCTTTATTCAATCCTGCTGAAGTTCCAAGAGATATATTCTCTATCCTATCAAAGCTTACGGGTATTTTAAACTTCCCAAAATACTTCTCGGTGTCTAGATGGTGATACATCAATTTAAGAGCCTTATCCAAAAACTTAGTTACAGCTTCAGATTGGGGCAAAGGTTTATGAACAGGCCTATCCATTTTTAAGACCGTGTCTGCAAATTTATGCGGAAATAAATTCTCCACTGCAGTAACACAGCACGGATGACCATTCCTTAATCCAAAACATGCATTATACATCGATTCGGGACGGAGACCCAGATTAAGCAATGAAATGGGTTGCCACCTTCCTTGGGCATCTCTCCAATCAGTAGCCTGAGTCCAAACCTGATTTCTAAACTCTTCGTAAGACTTCGGACCATAGACTTTAGTTTTCATCTTTTCAGTCAAATAGTCTAAATCTGCTCGACGAAAACATTCCTTGACATCCTCATTAGGTGGCACGAAATCTCCTGTTGAAGGATACGATAACTCAGGGACTGGTGGCGCTACTGGTATCATATTACCATTCTTTACCATTTTAGCATGCAATCGAAGTAATTCATGATCCCCTAAACATGGAACAACATGCGTCCCATCTAATCCAAATCGTTCACTAAATGCGACATAGAAACTATGCAATGATTCATCGTAATCGTGAAACGTTATAAAATAGGAAAATCCTTCACACTCTCCTGTACCCGTCACCTGCTGGCCGCAGCCACAATCTTTACTATGAAAACAGGTGTCATCTTTTAGGGTAACAAACGTCAACCACTGACTTAAAGCATCCATTCTACGTTTTTGGAATAAATACCTAA